TTTTCATTTTCAGTCATTTTACTCTCCTTCCTTTGTGCTTACTATACCGAAGGTGGCTTATTCCAAGAACGTCTTCTAAATAAGTGCTTGCCTAAGTAAGGTGGCATCAAAAGGTCTTTACTTTTTTAAAGTTATGTAGAGTGCTGTTTGACTAGAACAGGTCGCTCTACGGTTATTAACTAGCGAATAAGCTTAAACGAGGATCTAAAGATCGCATAGCTTCTTTATTTTTGAGTTTGATTGGATCATCCTCAATAACAGTAGAAGAGGCTGTCTCTATCTTTCGTTGTGCTTCTCCGCCAATTGCTTTTGCTTGTCTGCCAGTTTCTGCTTCTTGTTCAGCCAGAGACATTAACTCTTGAAGAGTATCGGCTCCGATTGCATCCGTTGCTTTTGCTGTCATAACAAACTCTCCGTCCGATAACCTTGCGGGTATCGAATCAGAAATTCCTGTGCCTGGACCATCTACTGATCCAGAGCCTGAAAATTCAGACGCCGTTTCAACAACTTTATCAAAGATCATACTTAGTTGATCATCTTCGACAAGTCTATCTGTTAGATATTGTTGTTCTTCTGGCTCTAAAGCTTCAGACATTATAAATTCTACGTAATCCTCTTCCATCTCTTCGTCTGGAAGTTGTGTTGATTCTATGTATTCTTCGTGTGTTGCGCCTGGCATTACAGTTCCGTCAGGCATTGTGTGTGTTGGTTCTTCCATCATATCTGTCATCTGTGCGTCTACGTTACCGCCTTCTTGTTTTCCAACTCTTCCGCCTGTTGAGAAAGGAACATCTCTTTCTCTTATTATTGGAAATCCTGTTTCATCAAACTCAGGCGCTGTTCCATAAATTTCTATTTCTCTTAAAGCCTGACTTAATTCTTGTTTATCTCGTGAAAGCTCCATAATTTCTCTTACATCTTGTCCGTGTATATCATTTGGATACGGATCAATATTAGGAGTTTCATCTCCTTGAAGAGGTGCCATTCTATCTTGTGCTTCTTTTTTTGCAGAATCCCCCATTCCACTTATTTCAGCATCAATATCGTCAATGTCAGATTTAATTTTTTGTACGGCGCTTTTAATTTTAGGATCTTTGTTATGTTTCTTTATAAGCTGTCTTGCTAATCTAGATGCCCAGCCACCAACCGCGTACATCTCTCGTTGTGGCATGCTTGTTTGTGGCATCAGAGGAGGAGGAGGATTAATGCCTGAACCTTCAACTGGTAACATCATTTCCTCACGCTCTGCTCTCACTCTAGCCATGATTTGTTTTAAATATTTCTTTAAACTACCGCCAAATAATGCCATTTTATTCCTCTATTCTATTGATAGCCTCCGCTACCTGTTCCTTCAAGCGCTCTAAGCGTACCAGAAAATTGATCTTCCCCTGGCTGCGGAATATTTCCTGTTCCGATGTTGCCACCACCAGTGCCTGTAACTCCTTGTCCTTCAGGTCCTGCAGGTGCGCCTTCAGCGCCTCCCATAGTTGGCGGTTGTTGACCAACGGCTTGAGCTTCTTCGCCAATGTTTTGTCCAGCATTTTGCATTCCTATAATTTGTGCCGCGATAGCCGCTTCTTCTTGATCATTCAAAACTTCATCAGGATCAAGGTCGAGACTATAGGCAAGTTCACTTATCAATTTAGAGATCTTCACAAACGGAGCAATAGCTGGATTTTGTACAGTTTGTAAGAATGTAGTCAGTCTTTGACTTCGTACTTCTTTCTGCATTAAGCTATTAGTTCCAGTAGCGCTAACTTCTAAATCACCTTTAACATCTAAACTGCCCTCAAAGAACTGCATGTTCCATTGAAAATAAGCCTCTCCTAATGGCTTTAATAAGAAATCATCTAGGTTTTTAACCACTGTTTTAATATTTAAACTGGCTGCACCTAGCAACATTGACATACCAGAGGCTGTTCGTGTCATACTTTGAACACCTGTTTGTCCGTGACTGTAGCTTGGTAGACCTGTTTGTTCGTCTGCAAGTTGTCTAAATTTATCAAACATCATTAAATTTTCTTGTGCGGTATTCGGGAACTTCATTCCATGTACTGCTTGTCCTGGCATTCCTGCTTGTCGGCGGAATATCTTTCCTGGATATACTTCCATACTCTGTCCACCTACAAGTGCAGACTCGTCTATATCAAACACCAACGAACCTGCCAGGGCAAGATTATCAATAGCCATACGTGCATGTCCATTCATGATTTGTTGTGAGTCATCCATATTCTCAGCGATACCAATACCAAAGAAGTTATAAGGATTGCGTTCATATGGGAACGAATGATAAGGTAAGCGGTGCGGTGTAAATGGATTAATTACTACTCGTAGTACTTTATTACCTGTGATCCACGCATTGATTTGTAATTCATCTAACTCGTCAACATCTTCACCGACTTCAATACCAGCTTCTCTTGCTGACTGAGCATCCATTACTCCCCAATATTCTAAGACTTCATAATTTGTATTCTCTACGCCTTCAGTATGATCATTGTCGCGCAATTGATTTTCATAATACTTTTCTTCATAGTTTGCTCCCATGATTAAGCATTCTCTAATTGCATCCTTATCAAAATAAGGTAAGTTCTTTAACGCTCTAAACTGTGAACGATTCATCTTGTGTCGATGAATAGCGTATTCACATTCCTCTATATTAGTAGCAGATGGATCTGGGAAGAAATCCCACAAACTAACAAATTCAATTCTAGGTACACGCACTTCCAAAGGCTTGTATTGTCTTTCTCCTTCATCATCGGTCCATCGGTTAAGAGTTTTATTAAAGTTGAAAGGTCCTTTAATAACTCCTGTTCCTAATAAAGCAGCCTCAAGAAGTGCGTTCCTTATTTCAGATGAACCACTTGATTCCTCTATTTGATCATGGATCAGCTTTTCCATTCGTCTAGCTGCCATTTGAGCAGGAGAAAGTTCGGGGATTTGAGGGATAGGAACTAAACCCTCTGCAAGTAAACCTGCGTTTTCTGCTTTGTCTTCTAATGATTCTTCAAATAAACCTTTGCCAAGAGTGGCTCCAGGCTTTAAAACTCTACCATCGCCTGCGTATCCAACATCATATGGATTATCTACAAGCTCTTCTGTAGGCTCTTCAGTGGCTAATTCTGGTGTAGTTTCTATTCCTGGCACAGGATTTTCTGTATCTAGATGTGCGTGTTCGCGCTCACCTTCTGGTATTTTAGTTTCGGTAATACCTATAGGGAATTTACCAGTGCCAAATACTACATCTACTAATTGTCCAAAAGCAGCCAACACTTTTGTTTTTGTAATCTTTACAAAGACTCTAGATTTTTCTGATTCTCTGAATCTTATCTTCTTACCGTAGAGTCCTCTATAGTTCTCATACGCCTTAATCCACCGTTTTTCGTCTGTTATACGTGCATCTTCTGCAACTTTAAAACGATCTCGAATTACTCCAACCAGATTTAAACGCTGGTCAAACTCAAGATTAAGCTCCTTGCCGTCTTCGCCTTCTACTGCCGTATAAAGATTGTCTGCATTTAGTAGTGTGTTATCTTGTTCTGCCATTTATTAATATCCAAAGTCGCTGTCTGCGGGTTCATATATATTTCGTTTTAGATCTAGCATCCTATCATAAGGACTATCTAATCTAGGTCTACTCATTAACATATAACGTAGCGCATCGTATGCATGATCAGATGCATTCGTGTCTACGTCTTCAGGCTTAGTCTTACTTAGTGGGATACTTTGTAGTTCCCTTATTAAATTAACACATGTATTAACTACTTGCAACCTAGGTCTCCCTGTTATATGCGTTTGTTTTAAATACTCGTGTATTTGCACTTTACCTGCTAATCTATTTTTATCTGCTCTGCGTAGTTTATGACCTCGCTGCTGTAATATTTCACCTATAGTAGGACCAGTATAGCCAGTCTTTGCCCAAGCAGAGGTGTCTAGAACACCTGCTATAGATTTGATTTCATCTTGTTCCATTTGGATGATATTGTCTGCTAAAGCTTCCCCTGTAAGACCTTTTCTGTATAATTCTCTATATATAATGATGGTCTTGTCTTCGGGATCTATGGCTCCCCACAGACAACAGCTTTCAGATGCGTATCCATAATCTATTGCCTTTACTCTTTCCCACCAAGCAGGTATTCCAAACGGTACAATCACGTGGATTTCAGGATCAAATTCAGCGAAAGCTGCGCCTTCTGCTATATCCCAATTACCTTCTAGTAATTGTTTCCTTTGAACTGGAGGTAGTGAAAGAAGCATCTTCTCGTACTCTCCGTCTTCAGCTAAGTATGGATTATCTATCAACTTAGCGGGAATAAATTTTCGGGTTAAACCGTCATCACCTTTAAATGTTTCATTGTGTTCTGAAGGTTCTACGTATCTTTTTTTAACCCATTGCGCACCAACTCCACCTGGATTTGCTGTGCATCTTAAATATGTCTCTATGCTCGGATCAGTTGTTCTAAGCCGCGAGGCTAAATAATTCCAACTGAACTCTGTCGGCAAATGCGTAATCTCGTCAAAACCTATCCAAGAGTATGCTTGTCCTTGGTATCTATATACATCTGCATCTCGTTCCAAGAATCCAAACTCTACCTTTGCTCCGCTTGGAAAGTTCCAAAGCTTTTCGACTTCACGAAACTTAGCGCCTGGAAAAGCTTTAGGATAAAGTTCACGCGACTTATCAATTAACTCTCGTAGCTCTGGCATTGACCGCCTTAGTATTAAGGCTCTATGCGCCTTGACGTGACAATAGCGCAGAGGATCAATAAGCATTGCAAAACTTTTACCACCGCCTGCTGCTCCACCGTACAGAACATCCTTTTCGGGAGCCGCTAAAAAATCTGTTTGCGGACCTTCGTTCGGTAAGAATGCAACATTAGATCCTGTTTCATCTAAGTGTTTCTGTATCTTATCTGTCTCTAGAACCTTAGACTCTTTCTTTTTGAGATTGTGTTCTGCGTTCGCCAATCTCTTCTTTAAATTCTTTATACGATCTTTAGGCTTTGTCTTCGCTCTCGTAAGTTTTGTCATTCTATTTTCTTATAGTATAGAGGGATATTCAGCTTTTGTCAAGTAAAGAATTAGATTTTTTATATATTTTATCAACATATTTTTTTAATCCCATTCTTGACATGGAACGATTTGTCTCTGCTTCAAGCCAATCTACACCAACTCCAAGACTAATTTCCTGCTTATAAACAGCCTTTGATACTTCTTCTAATACTTCCAGTTGTTGTGGAATAGGTTTTAAATATCCTTTTGTCTCTTCATCAATCTCATAACCAAATGGGATTGTTGAGCTTCTTTTGCGTATATATCCTTCAGGTAGATTTAACATTCTTTTTCTTCTTTTGTTTATTAATTATTATTCCAGGTGCAATAGTTATGGGTTTATCTGGTTCCCGCTTAATCTTGCGCTCCCATTCTTTTTGTCTCCAAATCTTTGTCATTTAGCTTTTTTCTTGGCTCTTGGTTTCTTAGTTGTCATGTAAGCTTCGTTCTTTTTAGTCTTGGGATCATCTTTTACAAAATGTCCTTTCTTGTTTCTAGCGCGGACAGTAACTGTCTCTGCATCAAGAAATCTAACTTTGAACCAATCTTTTAAACCTATGTACCAATAGTTTCTTTTTATGCTCATTTTTATTTCCTTTTTATTATTATTTTAGTTTGTTGGGATTTCTAATTTTACATTGTGTCCTTGTAGGGTTAGGTTTGCCCACGCATCACAATAAGTTTCTTTTGTGACACCTCTGGGATATAATGTACAATTACATTTATCTTCGTATTCAAATGCTTTGTTAAGACAATACCATGTTGCATTTGTGTTACTGCTTTTGGTTGTACTACAGCCTGTTAAAATAAACAATATAATTAATGTAGCGTATTTCATATCTCTTCTTGTTTCCAGCAATTTAAATTTGCTGCGACTGTTCTTCGCTCACCTTCACCAAAGAACGGATAGACCATGTGTTGCATCCAAGACGGAAACATTAACTGTCTACCGATCTTAGGTTGTAGTGTAATTGATTGTGGCGGTCTTAATCTCTCAGTGTTCATTATTTCGTTACGACCATAAGTAAAAGCCAAGAAGCCGTCACAAGCACCTGAGTCATTATAAAGACTATAGTTTTCTGAACTTCCTTTTTCTGTTTCTCCGAGCTTACCTATTTGTTCTGGAACCATTGTCCAACAAGTAGTAGATATACCCATGATTGTTTTAGTGCCGTGATCGTGTATCGGATTATAATCTCCTTCGAAACTATGTACAGACCATAGTTCATCAATGTCTACAGTGATTGGATCAAACTCTGCACCTGTTATATTTGCAAAGGTATTAATATACATTGCTCCCATTGTTGTTATAAAGCTATAATAATCTTCTAAGCTTTTATGCTTGTGGTCCATGAGCAGTTGTTCGCCTTGGTGTATTTGACCTACAAGTGTTCCAGCCAATGATTTCTTCTCTGCTGTTTCTTTGTATTCGTCTAAGTATTCGTTTAGATCATTAATAAGTTCTTCAGGCAATTGACACTCTAACATCACAGCCGCAGGAAGACTATGTACTTGTATATTAAGTTCTTCTTGATTTAACTCCATGCTACTTTTATTCCGCGTCTTTGTAGCTCTTTTAAAACTTTGTGTGTTTTCTTTGGTGTCGCATTGCTTGAGTTTAAATAGTCAAATAGATCTTTCTTTGATGTAGCTTTCATGTAATAATATGTAGTAGAGTACTTACCTGTGCGTCTATCGTAGTTTTTCTCGGTTGGTTTGAATTTAATCGGCGGCATTCTTGTTTCTAAGCTTACGCTCGTTGTCTTCTTGATTAATTCTCATGAATGTTGGTCGCATGACATTGTACATGATAAAAGGTAAAAAAGCATGAATAACTAAACATCCAACAAGTTTGAGTAACTTAGAAGCATAGCGCAGTGCAACAAACATATGTTTAAAATAAGACTCATTCTCTTGTTCTAAATGCTTGTAGTTAATTTCCATTGTTATTGTACCGTTCTTCATATTGTTCTCTTAACCATCTAGTGTGCGCAAAATAATAAACTTCAAAATGTTTGTAAGGTCTTTGCCCATGTTCACGTCTTTCGTGACAATTCTCATCGTATAACCAACGACAGAAATCCATGAATGCTTTGTTATTGCTGTCTAGTTCTTCATGCTCCATCATTATCTTCTATTTCTACTGTTTCTGCCTCTATAACTCTCTTCTCAGGTAGTAAGAATATACCGCCTCCACCACTATGATTGATATCCAGGCGCTCACTCTTAACAACACCCACCCGATCCAAGACCGATTGAGCTGCTTGGAGCTTATTGCTGGCTTGTGGGATAGGTCTATTAGACTCCATGATCTCCAAGAGTTTGAATGCTGCTTTAGGCGCCGACTGCGCGAGTATTTCTTGGGTTATATCCAATACTTCTTGCTTCAAGCTCTTCAATAAATGGTAGTGAGAACTTTTATATCCCGCCAATGACGCCGCTAACTTAGCATCTCCCTTGGTTTCTATGAGATTATCAAGGAAAGATTGTTGTTTTTCAGACAACTTACGCTTATCTGTTTGATTTAGTGTGGATAATTGGTTCATAGATCTAGTATACACCTGTTTGGGGATTTGTCAAGTTAAAAATAAATTAAATAATACTTGACAAAACTGAAATACAAGTGTAAAATAGCTTTAGGCGCCAGTCGGTAAACCCCTATCTCCCCCCCACCCAATCTACCCCCTTTTACGCAAGCTATATAGCGCATAGAAGCTATATAGTTCTTCGTTGATGGCAAGTCTTTGTTGTCGGCGGGATCTGGTTGACATATAAATCCTATAATTTTGTACGTTCATTACATATATACCCATGTATCCCCTATGGTCTCCTGCCTAGGTACTTCATAGTCTTTGAAGGTTCTGCATAATCCCTTCAAAGATCTTCCAAGACTATGAAGTGCCTAGTCAAATCGCTAGTTGAGATGAATTATAAGTTATAAAACCCTACAAAATACTTTGTAAACTGTTCTTGGAGTTGATGAGAGATATGAAGTTTACAAAGTATTATTATTTTGTAGGGTTTTGTTTCTATATTTGTTTGTCAAATCCTTAACAGTTCTTCACAGTATTTAATAAAATATCAGAACCATTGCAAAGATCTTAACGGTAAGACAGAAGAACCTGATCTACGCAATGGACGCATACGCTTTCTGATATTATTTAAATACTACAAATTCCATTTGGGAATTTGAATTGTGAAGATTTGTTAAGGATAGAATTGACAAACATATCATGATACAAAAATTTATAGTAAGCTGTCAATAATTTATAGTTGCAAGGCAACGAAAATTATACGTTTTTTAAGTAATGATTTAAAAATAGACACGGCGCAAAGCGCATTTTAAATCAATTAAAAAACTTGACAGCTTACAAATTTTTGTGTTAGGGTAAGGGTAATATTCATGTCATATAAGGAGTAATAAATATGAGCATTAAAAATAATATTGAAATTCATTTCATCTTCGCCGATAACTTAGTCGCTAGGTTTCTTGACCTAGCAGACGCATACGAGTTTTTAGTTGGGCATTTTGCTCATCTAAAATCGAGTGAGTCTATGTTATCGCGCGAAGATGTTTTACTTGGAGTTTTGTCATCAGGTCTGTCTACTGAAGATGAAACATTTATTAATAGGCAGGTAGCTCTTAATCGAGAGTTTCAAACTAGGAGTAGTACTGATGACAAAATCATCCAGTAAAACTAAGACTCAGGCTAGCGGTTCGGTTCACGAATCGATTTTCGCCAGTTCTGAGAAAGAAGAACCAACAATGAATCAATGTAAATATTTGATTTATTTGTACAGGGAAATCCTTAAGGCGAAAATCCTTAAAAGGCACGAATTTATACAAAGTGCCAAAACCAGTGATTTCCCTTGGTTTGCAGGCGCGAACCGCAGACCTGCATCATTCGCTATTCATCTCTTAAACACTTTTAGTGTTGATCAGAGTCTGAATCGAGGCGCGGTTAGTAAATTAATTGATAATGCGAAAACCAATCAAGCTTTTGATCTTAAGTTTGTCAAAGGTTTTCTCGATTCAGTTAATACCTACTACGCTAATCGTAATAAGGCTTAGCGAATGATAAGAATCCCAGACTAGACTTCGTGTTTAGTTTGGGATTTTTTTTATTTTTTTCCTGTTTTTCATCTCACTAGCGATTTGATAAAAAATTCTGTTGTCTGTTTCGAACTGGCAAAGCCAGGTCTCAACAGTTCTTCTTAATTCTTCTGAATTTTTTGGAGACCATAGGGGATCATATTTATTTTTTGTTCTTATTAATTTTACAAAAAATTTATAAAAAATAAATACAAGCGCCTCTGATTGAGGGCATAAAATAAACTTATCCGCCTCTTATTGAGGGCAAAATAATAATACACACAAGATATCCACAAAAAATAAAGAGTTATCCACAACAAATTAACACAAGAATACACACTTATCCACAGGAAATTAACACTAATTTATATTAAATTAATTTATACTAGGGCTTGACTTTCGCAAACTTTTCTGGTAAAATCTGGGCAACCTTCCGCAAGGAACAAAATAAAACAACATAGGAATTAATATGACTATAGAAATCAACAACTTAGAAACCTTTCTAAATGCAGACGATCAAGAATATATTAGAGATATTCCAGATTTATTTGATGCCAGTCCTACAGTAAAATGTGATGATTGTGGGATCGAAGCAGAATATGAAAAAGATGACTTATATATTTGTGTCGACTGCGGTATAAAAATAACAGTATAAATTAGAGCTTGACTTCTGGTGTGATCTGTGGTATAATTCTCCACAGCACTTTGGGCAACACAATAATAATCTTGGAGATATATTTATGAAAAGAATTAAACCGCGACCGATAAGAACTTTTAGAAATTTAGATGAAGCTAAGCGTTCTGTAAAAAAAGATGGCTATTACTATAAAGGACATGAAAACTATAAAGAATATAAAATATTCTATTATAGTAAAGGTAGTAAGAATATGATAATAACTTCTGAGCCACATCAATACCTTTATGTTGATGATATGATTATGGGTACTAAATGGTATGTTTTTAATTGGTAGAAACAGTATAGATTCAGCTTGACTTCCCCGAACTTTTCGTGTAAAATTGGGGGGTGCTTTCGGGCAGAAACAAATTAAAAGTTTTCATATTACTCCTATGAAAAAAGGTTGAGATAGATGTGTTCTATCGGGTAAGGGTGGGCAAAAATAAAATGTGGTGTATCATTGGAAAGTCGACAAAATACTTAAAGAAAACAAAATAAATGCCTCCAAGTTTTCGCCACATAATAATCACTATAGGCTAAAGAGCAGTTGCCTTCATAATATTGCTCAAAATCGGAGATTGTAATGAGTAGAATAACTTATACAAAGAAAGGGAACAGTAGAGATACTGTAGAATTAACTAAACCAATAGCTTCCGCACCATTTAAGATTAGACTTTTATGGGCATTAGGAAATCTATTTGGTATCAATCAAATTAAACGCAATGCTGTTAAAAGCAGAGGATTTGGTTTTGATTATTTAAGACCTGTTAAAGATAAAGATGGAAACTTCATTTATGAAGAAGATGGTACTATTAAAATGGTACCACGCACTTATACATCTATTAACTTTGGCAAATGGGTTGCTTATAGACGGAATACTAATGTCCTTCCTAAAAATGACATCTGGTATAAAAGAACCAATGTCGAAGGCGATTATCAAATGACACCTGTAAGTCATACTAATACTACAATGCAGATGATTCGTATTCCTGCAAGGTTGGTGTAATATGACACAATTCAGAAAATTTGAAATAGATGCAATGGTTGATGGTGTTTGTACTAAAATACTATGCAATGCTGATCATGTTGAAACGCAATTTACGAATCAACCAGAGTATACTGCTCTTATAATAGGTCTTAATGATTTAAGAGATGCAGTAAAAAGAGTTAAGCAAGCAGAAGAAGAAGTTTCTATTCTTAGAAGAACTTTAAATGACGATTTAAACTCTTTCAATATTAAATACGGTAATGAAGTATTCAGCTTAAAGTATGATTATGGTTATAGCAGTACTGCTGGCGGTGAAATTAGTTTTGAAACTTCTGTCAATGGTTATCATGGTGCTAGAAATACAATCGCTAGTGAGTTAGCGGTTGCATTATTACCTAGTGATGCCAAAGATAATATCATGCAGATTGTATCTGATCTTGCTGATAAATTCATTGTTGATATTAATTAGGCTCGTTTAGTGGGAAGAACGATTAACTGAGATTCCTGCGAGAGCTTAATATTGTAAGGGTTGGTAAGAAAAGGAAGCCAACATAAAACATCCTGCACTCTACCCATGAGGTGTTAAACGAGTTATAAACAGTTCCTTACAAGCAGTTGGTAGTCTGCTTTATCAAAACTACCACAATTTTAATTTTTTTAATTCGGGAGATAGAATTATGAATAGAACAGAAGTCCTAGCAAATCTAGGCAATTATAACGGCGCTGATTTTTCAGTACGCAAAGAACCTTTACATATACAAAGTAAAGGATTTTTTGATACAACACAAAGCGGAAGGTATCAACGTGTTTTTGATAGCATAGATTCTCATGTAGCATTGGTGCGTGAAGATACAAACCAAGTATTAAGTGTGGTTGGTGCAGGGTATAATCCTGTTAAACATAGCACTGCATTTAAAACAGCAGAGAATGTTATTGAATTGTCTGATCTTGATATAACAGGGATCACAAGAGAAACTAGATGTTCTCATGATGGTGCTAGAGCATATAGTATCTACACATTACCAGAACACAGAGTTAATCTTGGTAGAAAGAATGATGATGTAGCATTAACTATATCAGCAAGAAATAGTTTTGATGGTTCGTGGTCATTCACAGTTGAGGTCGGCGGTTTTAGATTTATCTGTTTAAATATGCAAGTGTTTGCTAATAACTTTGCAATCCACAAATCTAAACACACTAAAGGTCTTAATCTACAGCGTGTTGCTGATAAATTATCAGAAGCTGTTAGATTCTACGATCAAGAAACTGAATTGTGGCAAGAGATGGTTGATACTAAGATAACAAACAATGATGCTATGACTATATTGGCACATTTATCTAAGGCTAAAACAGTAGATGCGCATTTAAATTCTGGAAAATATACAACTGAAATTTTATATCAACCAGATGTAATTAGAAATAAAACATTATCTAAATTGTGGGATTATTGGATAGTCAATAATAGACAATTAGATGGTACAGCGTGGGCATTATATAATGCTATGACTGAATGGGCAACACATGGTTCTGTAACTAAGAAATCATCTATTGGAAACTACGCATCATTACAAATTGATCGGCTTGACAAAGTTAGAAAGACTTTAAATGAGAAGATGATTCCTAGTTTGAAGTTGGTGGCATGATAGAATCTATACACTACGGCATTAAGTTGAATCTTAAAAGTGTCGAAGATGCTAGAAACTATCTGCGACAGCATAAAAATATGTCCTTAGTTATCAGATTGAATAATCAAAACGATTACAATCTTTTAGTTGAGGGCATATTCAAAATGCGGGGCATGAAGAATATTAAATTAATTAATGGATTGGAAAATCCTAGAACATATCATTTTGAGAGGTAAAACAAATGACAATCGAAGTAAACTATACAGAAATGGTACTTAATTTTATAAAAGTACAAGGCGATAAGTGGACACAAGCTATTACAAAAGCATGTACCGAGGCAGACGCTTTAGAAATATTTGATCATGAAGCACGAATGATTTTTATTCAACAAAGAGTTGATGATATATTGGGGGAAAGACCATGAATAACTTTATATTTGACGAAAAAGAAATGGCTTTCTTTCAAAAAGACAAGCCCAATGGTTGGTGTATTGTTATAGGAATAACTGGAAATTGTTCTGGGGAAGAGAATATTGGTAAGTTTACCGAGTTTCAAGTATCAGATGGGAAAGCTGGTGATCGAACTGAAAGTAGCGACCATTATTTTTTAGAAGATGCTATGAAAGAATGTATTAAATTTAATAAAGGAGGTGTCTGATGAGTAAAATCAAAGACGAACTAATTGGTGCTGAAAGTGCAGTAAGAGATGTTGCTGACTTAGCATTGAGGCGTATAGAAAATATTGCACTCTTATGTAAATCCTTTCCTGCTTTAGAGAACCATGTAGGTAATGAAACATCTAGGTTTGTACAAGCAGTTAAGAATATACTAGTTGAAAAGAACCATCCTGAATCTGATAATAGTTTTATTGGACAGGTAGCTTATCGCTATTTGATTGAGGATGGCAGACCAGATGATCTTGATTTCGATGAAGAAATTAGAAGGGATGGTATCCATGAGTAATTATAAACTATTATCAGTAGACAGCAATCCAAAGATTGCCAAGAGTAATAAACTATCAGATGAATACTGGTCATGTATCATGCACCTGCGACCAGTCAATACACGCATCTGTCCTTACCAGATTGAGGCGGGATGTAAAGATGCTTGTTTAAATACAGCAGGTGTGGCAGGTATATTCCCTAGTGTGCAAGATGCTAGACAACGCAAGACTGATCTGTTTCTTAATGACCAGGCGGAGTTTATGACGCAGTTAGTACTTGATGTTATAAAATTTATTAAAGCGTGTGATCGTAAAGGTAAGAAGCCTGCTATTAGATTGAATGGTACATCCGATATACAATGGGAAAAGATTATAGTTGAGTGCGGGCAGAACATATTTGAGATGTTTCCGCAAGTACAATGGTATGACTATACTAAAATTCCTACAAGAAAAATAAAACACCTAATAAATTATCATTTAACATGGTCATATAGTGAAGCTAGTTCTAAGTATGCTAATAACTTTAATAAAGTTAAGTATAATATAGCAGTTGTATTCCATAAAAAACTACCTAAAACTTTTCGTGGTCGTAAAGTTATTGATGGTGATAAGCATGACATGAGATTCATGGATGAAGACAATGTAGTTGTAGGACTACTTGCTAAAGGTAAAGCTAAAGTTGAAGACAACGGCTTCGTAATTTATAAATCAGGATATTAATATGAAAGGTTATTATATAAACCCAAAAGAAAAAACAATAAAAGAAGTAGTGCTGTCTCAAAACATTGAAGGCGGTGACTTCAGTTTAGATAAAACAATTACTATTATATTAGAAGTAGACTTTGTAGAAAGATTATGGTATAATCACAACTATGCGTTGTATTATCAATCACAAACAAACCTATCTAAAGAGAAAGATTTATATTGGTTTGAAGTTGAAGGACTAACAGAAACTAAAACAATTTTTGGTAATGCATTAATGGTTCCAGTTATATTAGAACAAGAAGAAGGATTCAATATAAAATTTCTTGATGAATATGAACCACCAATACAGGACTTTATCTTATGAAGAAAAAACAAATTAAAAAATTGAAGGAAACTATGAGACTTATTCAAGTTGAATGGTTGCGCAGTCTATTATCTGAAGTTGATGGCGCACAAATTACAACAGAAAATATCGTAGAATATTTAAGTGCTGAAACACACACATTTCTTAACGGACAGTTTGAGTTATCTTTTATGTCTGATCGTTGGATATTAAAACAATTAAAAAGAAACCCACAAATAAAAACATTTAAAGAATTAGAAACTTTATACAATAAAAAACAAAAAACAAAGGAAGTATTATGGACGAATATGTAGCAACAGTATTGATGGCAGGAAATAATAAACCAACAGAATTAAAAAACTTTGGTGTTACTCCAGAAGAAGTAATAGATAATATAGTACAGCTACCTAATGTAGCATATCTATATCATATAAAACGATTGAAGGATGATGCCGTCTGGGATTTTGATGCGGAACTAGAACCACTTAGAGAAATAAGAAAGATGATCTCAAGAACTGATGGTGGCATTGGTCTTGAATTACGCATTACTGAGACAGAAGAAGAAGACGACACACAATTACATTAAATTTTGCTTGCAATTATTCCTGTTTTGTGGTATAATTGGTGGCAGTAAAAGAGAAAAGGGATGAACTTAGAGTATCGGGATGCCCTCTATCTCCTAAATAAAGAACCGATTAAGTCTTGTAAGGGTAGACTGCTCGACAACCCTTACACTAAATTAATATTAATCTAATAGAGGAAAAGTAAATGATTAAGAAAGGTAAATGTAAGTATGCATGGATTACAACTCCAAATACTAAATTTCAACCGACTTATACTATTAACTTGGAAGTTTCTGAAGAAGAATACAATGAGTATAAATCCAGAGGGTTCCCTGTTAAACAGGATGAGGATGGTTTTTATATGGTCGCAAGACGTAAAGTTGATGGACCAAGCGGCATGAAACGCGCGGCTCCTAGACTATTTGATATTGACAAGAATGAAGTTGATATTCAAATAGGCAATGGATCTACAGTAAAAGTTCAGTTCACTGAATATACTGGCGAAAATCAATACGGCAATTACGCAGGTTTTGATTTGCAAGCAGTTCAAGTTGTTGATCTAGTAGCAGGTCGTTCCCAAGATGGAGATGAATTGCTCGCAGGTGGAGAAGAGTTCTAATGGCAGAGACTAATGAAAATAGAATCTCTATCCTTCATCAAGGAGTAGAAATATTTCAAGATGAATTAGACAGTTCTGCATCAGTCAGAGCATTTAACAATGTTGTTATGCTTGATTCTGAAGCAGTTAAACTTGATGATCGTAGAATAGATACTCAAATCAGAAGAAATGGGTGGGCAGATATATTGCGACAATTACATGCGCCAATGCCTGAAAGTTCTGAAGATTCTGAGGTAGAAGAAACGGAAGAAGTAGAAGAAACTACTGATTCTTAAATTAAACTGGGTTAGACCTGTGTTAAAGGACGCGAGTAATTAACGCGCAACATAGGTCTAGCCTTTTCATTTTATGGAGATAGAAATGGAATTAAAACAAAGTACATTTGTAAAACACAAACTACCTTGTCCTAAATGCGGCGGTTCAGATCCAGTATCATTAAATGGTGATGGCTCTGCTAAATGCTTTAGTTGCGGTACATTTTTTACAGACTACAAAAATCCAAATGGAACAACGACAATTAATAAAGTGAACAATACATCTTATTTAAATTCATACGCGGGTACTTATGGTGCTTTAACTGATAGGAATATAACAGAAAAAACAGCAAAAAGATATGGTGTTCGTGTTGTATATGGTAATGATGGTAGTGTTATAGAACACATCTACCCATATTATAACGGCAACGAAATTGGTGCTGTGAAAACTAGATATGTTAATAACAAAAGCTTTAGAGTTAATGGTACTTATGAAGGTACTGGTTTATTTGGCGAACAACTATATGGTAAATCAAAAATGCCTCTTACAATAACAGAAGGAGAGTGTGATGCTCTCGCCGTTGTTGAACTAGGAATTAAATCTGCTGTTGTCTCTATCAAAAGAGGATCTGCAGGTGCTGTTCGTGATATAAGAGATAGCATAGAATTTATTGAATCATTTGATAAAGTAATTATTTGTTTCGATAATGACAAAGCAGGTAGAAAAGCGGCAAGAGATGTTGCGCGTATATTAAAACCTGGCAAGGCTAAGATATTACAACTGCCTAATGGATACAAAGATGCTAATGATATGCTCAACAATAATAGATTTGCAGAGTTTACTAAAGCATGGTTCGAAGCAAAGCCATATACACCTTCAGGAATCTTAGAGTTATCCAGTAAAAAAGATAAGTGGATTACTAGAGAAATAAAAGAAAGCATTGCTTATCCTTATGAAGGATTAAATAAAAAACTATATGGTTTAAGAAAGAATGAACTCCTAACACTAACAGGTGGAACAGGACTTGGTAAGAGTAGTGTTGTTAGAGAACTAGAACACTGGTTGATTAAACAAACAAAGGATAACATAGGTATCATGGCACTCGAAGAGAATTGGCAACGCACCGCCGATGGTATCATATCAATTGAAGCTAACGACAGACTATATATAAATGAGATTAGAGATAATTATTCAGAAGATAAGCTGTCTAATTTATTTGATAAAACTATACAGAAAGGTCGTGTCTTTATACACGCTCATCTTGGCGTCAATGATATCAATGAGATCTTTTCTAAATTAAGATATATGATTATTGGTTGTGAATGTGAGTGGGTTATTATAGATCATCTTCATATGCTTGTATCATCACTACCTGACACAGACGAGAGGCGTGGTATAGATGTTCTCATGACTAAGTTAAGAAGTCTTGTAGAAGAAACTGGTGTAGGTATGATACTTGTATCTCATCTACGCAGAGTAGGTGGAGACTTAGGACATGAGAAAGGTGTTCAAGTTTCGTTGAGTCATCTTAAAGGCTCTCAAAGTATAGCGCAACTATCCGATAGTGTAGTTGCTATTGAAAGAAATCAGCAAGCTGATGATCTTACAGAAGCCAATACAACAATTGTCCGCGTATTAAAATCTAGATACACAGGATATACAGGGTATGCTTGTTCTCTGCTTTATGATGCAGACACAGGCAGATTAAGTGAACTTACAAATGAGGAGACATTCGATAATGAAAAATCAGATTTCTAAATTAACATTTGATATTGAATGTAATGGTCTTGCGCCAGATAAAATCTGGTGTATTGTCGCTAAAGAATATAAAGGAGATACTTTTATATTTAGATATGATGAAGATAATATTGAAGATGGCATAAAATTATTACAAAAAGCAGACATTTTAATTGGGCATAATATTATAGGATTTGATATTCCTGTACTAAATAAATTATATAATATAGATCTTCTTAAAGATAAAGAGATTATAGATACGTTAGTTATGTCGAGATTATTTAATCCAGTACGTGAAGGCGGACATGGATTAGAGAGTTGGGGATATAGATTAAAGATATATAAAGCAGAGAAGCCTTTACAGTGGGATGAGTTTGATCCACAAATGATTCCTTATTGTGAGCAGGATGTTATAGTTAATGAAGCGTTATATGATAGACTCTTACTAGATGGTAGTTCTTTCAGTAAAGATTCAATTGAAGTAGAACATGAAGTTACTAAAATATTACAACAACAAGAAGAGCATGGGTTTTATTTTGACGAGAAAAAAGCTATGGAACTTCTAGTTTCTTTAAAAAAACGCATGAAAGAAGTAGAAGATGAGGTACATAAAGTATTCAAACCTAAGTGGGTTGACGATAAAATAGTTACTCCTTATATAAAGAAAGACGGAGATCTTTCTAAAAGAGGATTGACTGATGCAGAATATGAAAGAGTATTTCAAACTAAAGATTATAAACCTTTCATGCGCAAGAAGTATCAAGAGTTTAATCTTGGTTCCCGCAAACAAATAGGTGAGTATCTTAAAGACTTTGGTTGGGAACCTAATAGGTTTACTCCAACTGGTCAGCCTATTATAGACGAAGGAACATTAAATAAAATAAAACACATACCTGAAGCAAGAATGATTGCAGAGTTTTTATTATTACAAAAACGTATAGCGCAAATTAATTCTTGGTTTGATGTAGTAGAAGACAAGCGCGTACATGGTAGAGTCTTTTCAATAGGTGCTATTACTAATAGAATGAGTCATCGTAGTCCTAATATGGCACAGGTTCCTTCTATTAAAAGTGAGTATGGTAAAGAATGCAGAGCTTGTTGGACAGTACCTGAAGGATACAAACTTGTAGGCATAGATGCTTCGGGATTAGAATTAAGAATGCTTGCACACTATATGAACGATAAGGAATATACAAATGAACTTATACATGGAGACATCCACACCCGCAATAAAGAAATTGCAGGACTTAAATCTAGAGATAAATCAAAAAGTTTTGTCTACGCGCTTTTATACGGTGCAGGAGATGCAAAACTTGGAGAGGTGGTTGGCGGAAATAGAGCAACTGGTAAGCGACTTAGACAACAGTTTCTTAATAATCTCCCATCATTTAAATCTCTTAGAAGTAGAGTTGAAGAAGCGGCACAAAGAACTTATCTTAAAGGATTAGACGGTAGAAAGGTTTTTGTACGCCACCAACACGCGGCTCTAAATACTTTACTACAAAGTGCGGGTGCTATTGTAATGAAGGTAGCGTTAATTATGTTAAACACTCTTGCTAAAGAAGAAAAATTAAACTTTAATTTTGTTGCCAATGTACATGATGAATGGCAAGTAGAAGTTTTAGAAGAAGAGGCATCACGCCTTGGTGAACTAGGTGTTCAAGCAATTCAACAAGCAGGAGAATATTTAAATCTTCGCTGTCCTTTAGATGGTGAATACAAAATAGGAAATGGATGGGATGAAACACATTAAGAAAAAAATAATGAATATAAAAAGGAAAGGAGACTTTGCTGAATACTATGCAGTCACATGGTTATGGGATCATGGTTATGAAGTCTTTCAAAACTCAGGATGTACAGGACCTGTTGATATGATAGCAATGAATAAAAAAGGAGACATGGAATTAATAGATGTTAAAACTTTTAAGAAACAAACACATGGTTATCAACACATGTCTAATCTTCCTCATTCAAGAACTAAAAAACAAGTTAAACTAGGAGTTAGAATTTTAGGATTTAATCCTGAAACTAGAGAGCTTAGATTTGTGGAGCATAGAGATGAATAAAAAAACAATTGACAAATCAGAATCACAGGTATATAATAAACATACATCTGAATCAGGACATTGGTACACCCAAGAGGGAGAACCTATGTACACTATCATAGGTGTTAATGGCAAAGAAAGAAATACTAACTTAAGAGATGCAAGGCTTTTAGGTTTAGTTCCTTCTGTCACTACTATTATGGATCTAATTGCTAAACCATCTTTAGAGAACTGGAAAATAAATCAGGCTTTAAATTCTGCGCTTACATTAGAGAGAGGAGAAGAAGAGTCAGAAGGATCTTTTATTTACAGATGCAAACAGGATGCTAAGAAACCTGGCATGGAAGCGGCTGAACGCGGTACAAAAATACACGCCATGATTGAAAAAGGATTTCTTGGTACTTCTACAAACAAACCATATAAAGAAATAAAAAACTATTTAGATGAATACTATCCTGATGAAACATGGATAGCAGAAGATTCTTTCTGCGCTGATGAAGGCTATGGTGGTATGATAGATCTTTATTCTGAATCAGGAATCTTCGTAGACTTCAAAACTAAAGATAATCTTGAAGGTAAGAATCCTAAACGATTAGTATATGATAGCCATGCGATGCAACTCTCAGCTTATGCACAAGGATTAGGCTTTGATAACCCTGAACGAGTATCTATATTTGTAGATAGAAAACAAACAGACTTGATTGCTTGTTATATATGGGATAAAGAATCACATGAAAAACATTTAGCAATGTTTAATAGTATTTTAACTTATTGGAAGCTTTCTAAAAACTATGATCCAACAGGAGAAATAATCTAATGAGAAAGCCTAGAGTAAAAAGACCAAAGGAAAAGAATTTACCTAAAGGATATCACTCTAGATGGGAGTATGAACTCCATCAAAATGAGTTGAAGAATTGGGAACACCATAAAGGATTGGTGGAGTATTCTATACAACATAAATATCATCCAGACTTTATTAAAGTAATTGATAATAAAATCATATACTTAGAAGCTAAAGGTAGATTCTGGGATTATCCTGAGTATAGCAAATACAAGTGGGTTAGAGAATATTTACCAGAAGATTGCGAGTTAGTATTTTTATTTTCAGATCCTTATGCGGCGATGCCTGCCGCTAAAAAAAGAAAAGACGGCACTAAACGAAGCCATGCTGAATGGGCAGAACGAAATAAATTCAGATGGTTTCATAAAGATAATTTGCCTAAGAATTGGAGAGAAGAATAATGGCTAAAATGATTTACTACAACGAGGAAGAAATGAAAGACTTAGTTAACCATCCACCACACTATAACAAAGGCGATATAGAATGTATAGATGCTATAGAAGCTATGCTTACACACGAAGAATTTGTAGGCTATTTACGCGGCAACTCTTTGAAATATCGCTGGAGATTTAGATACAAGAACGGAATACAGGATTTGGAGAAAGCAGAATGGTACGAGAAAAAATTGATGGGAGTTTTAAAAGAAAATGAGTAGTTTTATGAAAGACCATTTTGAAATGTATGTAGAAGAAGAAGGACAAGAATATGTATATTTTTCAGACGGAATGGTTATCGTAAAAAGTTTTAATGAAAAAGGAAATCCTGTTTATGGAATGGTAGAAGAAGATAGTTTAACTCCAAAACTTACTCCTGAACAATATGAAAAAAGATATAAAGATTTGAAAAAACACTATGACAAAAAGATTAAAAAATATAATGAAAGAATAAAAATTCCTAAAACTATTGAAGAACTTGAACAATTTAAAGCTCAGTATCCAGATGTTTATGATGTAATTAAAAAGGAAGAACAAGATGAAACAAACTAAACTACCCACACAATATCAAGAGTTCATACATCTAAGCAGGTATGCTAGATGGAATGAAGAACTTAACAGACGAGAGACTTGGCAAGAGACAGTCTCAAGATACTTTGACTTCATGCAAGAACACTTAAAGAAGAATAACGATACAGATATATCAGACATGAGACCACAGTTAGAACAAGCTGTGCTTAACTTGGATATTATGCCAAGTATGAGAGCCTTAATGTCAGCAGGTAAAGCATTAGAAAGAGACAATGTAGCAGGTTTTAACTGTAGTTATGTTGCTGTTGATACACCAAGAGCATTCGATGAAACACTTTACATACTCATGTGTGGTACAGGTGTTGGATTCAGCGTAGAACGACAATACATTAATAAACTTCCTGACCTTCCTGAAGAAATACACTACACTGATACTGTAATAAAAGTTGCTGACTCAAAGATTGGCTGGGCAAAAGCCTACAAAGAATTTATGTCTCTTCTTTATTCAGGACAAATACCACAATGGGATCTAGGTAATATCAGACCACAAGGCGCAAGACTTAAAACATTTGGCGGTAGAGCTAGTGGTCCTGCACCTTTAGCTGATCTATTTCAATTCACTGCTAATATATTTTTCGATGCAGTAGCTAAAGGACAAAACAAATTAGTATCTATTGACTGTCATGATTTGATGTGTAAGATCGCAGAGGTTGTTGTGGTAGGTGGTGTTAGGAGATCAGCTTTGATCTCACTCAGCAACCTCTCAGACGAGCGTATGCGTAATGCTAAGTCAGGTTCTTGGTGGGAACACAGTCAACACAGAGCGTTGTCCAACAACTCAGTAGCTTATACAGACTCATCAGAAATGGGAGCTTTCATGCGCGAATGGTTATCTCTATACGAATCTAAAAGTGGGGAACGTGGTATCTTCAATCGTCAAGCGGCAGAGAATCAAGCGGCTAAGAATGGCAGACGAGAAGAATACAAAGACTTTGGTTGTAATCCTTGTAGTGAAATCATCTTGCGTAACAAACAATTCTGCAATCTAACAGAAGTTGTCGTAAGACCTAACGATACTTGGAAAACTCTTCAAGAAAAAGTAGAACTAGCTACAATTCTCGGTACGTTTCAAGCAACACTAACTAACTTTAGATACTTGACAAAGGCTTGGAAGAACAATACAGAAGAAGAATCATTACTTGGTGTATCTCTTACAGGCATAATGGACAACAAGAAAATGTCTACAGATAAAAACTTACCTATGAGATTACAAGCTTTGAAGAACTCAGCAGTTACAATGAACGAAGGATGGTCAGCTAACTTAGGAATCAAACAATCAGTAGCTATTACTTGTGTTAAACCAAGCGGTACTGTTAGTCAATTGGTTGATAGCGCTAGTGGCATCCACGCCAGACACAGTGAATACTATATAAGAACTATTCGTGCTGATAAGAAAGATCCGCTTGCTCAATTGATGGTAGATCAAGGAGTATACCACGAAGATGACATAACAAAACCAGAACATACTTATGTATTCTATTTTCCTATACAATCTCCAAAAGATTCTTTAGTTAGAAAAGATTTGACAGCTTTAGAACATCTTGAAATATGGAAGGTTTATCAAGATCATTGGTGCGAACATAAACCTTCTGCTACAATATCGGTGCGTGAAAACGAATGGTTAGATGTAGGCTCATGGGTATGGAATAACTTTGATACTATATCAGGAGTTTCATTCTTACCATATGCAGATCACTCGTATCAACAAGCACCATACCAAGAGATAACAAAGAAAGAATACAAAGAGTGGTTAAAGAAAACAACAAACAAAGTTGATTGGTCTTTACTGATGGATTATGAGAAAGAAGATATGACTGAAAATACTAAGGAGCTTGCATGTACTGCTGGTGCGTGTGAAATAATATAATATGGAAGCAAATGTAATAAGTTACAAAGTTCTTATAGATGCTACAGGTAAAATAATAACAGAGAGTTCGATTGCGGAAATAGATAAGATGAAGGGTATACTTCCTGTCTATACTTTAGCCACTTTAAAAACTATAATACGTGTAGCCGATGTAGAGTTTAAAAAGATACACAATAAAATAGAAGCAGAATTAGATGCTAGAGTTCATAAAGATTAATGTAGTCTTAATATTTTTTCTTGTCTCCTGTTCTATAATAGAAACAACAATTGAATCTAGTAAAAGAGTAGGCAATGCTATTATAGATGAAACAGTAGACTTAAGCAAGACTATTATTTCAATACCTGTTGATGCTACAAAAACAATAGTAGATAAGATTGATGAAGAACTACATGAATCTGATCCTATAGTTGAAGAAGAAACGCCTCTACCACAAGCAACACCAGAAGAAAATAAAAGTATTTATACTTCTTTATATGGTATTGCAATGGCGTTGCTAGTGGCTCTACTAATACTAATTTTTAGATTTGTATTTGTTAATTTGCTAAAGGGTTATCGTTAATATTTTTTAAAGACTGCACATCAACGTAGATTATATCTACACTTGCATTAATCCCCGCAACACTTGTTTGTAGTGCAACGATGTCTGCTTTGATAGGACTTAGGTCTTGTGTTTCTATATTCAACGATTTAATTTGTTCGTCAACAGCGACTACTTGTTTATCTAGTACGGCTACTTCATCTCCAAGCGCGTCTATTTCATTAATATATTTAACCATTTTAGATTCTAAATTCTCTATACGATTAACATATGTAGCGCCTGTATATCCAAAACCTGCTAGTGTTCCTATTATAGAAACTAAGCCTATGATCTGTGCTGCTTTTGATTGAAACCAATCCATAGTATTCTCCTTTTGTTATAAGTTAGGTTGTAAGTTTTTCATAGCATTTAAGCCATTCAAACTATCACTATACATACCAAAAAATGCCTTTGTATTATCAGGTATTGAGGCGTTTGCATAGATATCTTCTGGTTCGTACCAAACTGTGGCTGTTGGCATTTCTATTTGCCTGTAATCACTAAATCCTGGTACGAATCCCATAAAAGCAATTAGTGTTGAGGAGTCTCCGTATTCTCCTGTCTCCTGTTGTTTCTCTTCTAATTGTTCTTGTTGTTGTTTTATATTCTGAGCGACAATCTTATCTGCGACAGTATCAGCTTCAGAGGTTGTAGAAACTTCTGCAATGGTTACATTAATCTCAGCCTGTACTGAACCAACTGCTATATTATTGTCACCACTAGTATTCCCAACTGCTACATTATTATCACCACTAGTATTTCCTACTGCTGTATTATTATCACCACTTGCATTGCTTGCAACACTACTGTTGTCGG